CTTCCATGAACGTCATGCGGACAATCTCCAGTCGTTCAGGCGGGTATTAGTGAAGTACCGGCCGGCGTCCGGGAAATGATCATGGCTCTTGATCGGAACCTCTTTGCCGGCGTCCGACCGCTTCTCGTTCCAGGCATACGATTCCATCTCGCGCACGCCCACCGGACACCCCTGCCGATTGATCCTGATTTTCTTGCGCAGCAACGCTGTGCTCATTCGCCGGATCCCGTCATCTACGTCGTTTTCGGCGTCCACCACATAGAAGCCGCGGTTTAGCAATTCCACCTTGAAGCTGGCCGCCGACGGATCGACAATGATGCCGGGCCAGAGCCGCTGATCGATGGGCGTCGGCGCATCGTAGCTGACGAATTTTATGAGGTCGTCGGCGTATTGCGCATCCGTTTTCTGAATGCCACGCTCACGGGAATCCCAGTAGTACTCGCGGTCGAACCAAGCGACCTGGCCATCATCATATACGTCGATGAAAACGCAGGCGTTGGTAGTCCCGTAGTCGCAAGCTATCCAGCGCTCCACGTGCCCGCCGCGGCTCAGCAGCCCCTCCGGCCGCGTCGCATCATCATAGAACACGTCCTTGGTGAGCACGTCCCGATAGATGGCGCCCTCGGCCAGCACCCAGAGGCCCAGCACAAACCGCTTGTACCAGACGCCGGTATACGACCGCCGGATGAACTCTTTGTACTCGGCGGTCAGGTTCGGATTGTCATCGAGCCCGAAGTGGATGACGTCGAGATATGGGGCCATTTCGCGGCGGTCGAGCAGATCCGTGCGCAGATAGTGGTAAGGGCTGTCGGCATTCGTCGTGGCGTACCAGCGGGCGCCTGCCGGGCTCAGCCGGCTGAGTAGCATCATCGTGAACGACCTGGCCGTTTTGGTCAACTCGTCTGACACCGCGATGCCCACCGTGGCGCCCCGCAGGTACTTCTCAGACCCTTCATCGTTGGCACCCAAGACGCGCCAGTGGGTCTCGAAAAGACGAAGTTCGCCGGTCTGCTGATTGTAATCGTAGTTGCGATTGCCGACGATCTCGAATAAGTCATTGAGGATGTTTGCCTTGATCGTTGACTTCGAACCTCCGGTGATAAGCCGCTGTCCTTCGACGTGGTATCGGCACAAGACAACGATCTTCACGATACAAGCCCAGGTCTTCGAGCTACGCACCGCGCCTTCCAGAATTGTGATGCGCTTGTCCTGCATCGGTGGCCGGAAGATGAAGCTATGAGCCTTCGCGCCGAACGGCTTGATCTTCCGCTCCCGCTGTGGCTCCTCCGTCGGGCGGTTCATCGGTTTTAGGGGTCTCACTACCATCGGTTGTTTCGCTGGCTGGTCTTGCCGGCCCGTTCCATGCCAGGTCGACGATCTCGTTTAGCCGATCATCCGCCACACCTTCGGCCGGCTTGTCGCGCCAGCCTTGGCGATTCTTGAGCCAGATGAAAGCCGCAGCGGTGTCGGGCGGGTAGCGCTCGATGTACTCCTGGACGATGACCTTCCCGCGATGCAGGAACATCTTGACCGCTTTGTGCTCATAGCCGGTGGCCCGCTCATATAACGAACGAACCACATTGACGTCGGCACCTTGCTTACCCTTTTTAAGAGCCGCAGAGAATTCTGGCTTTTCGGAAATCCATTGCTCAACAAGCCGAAGACTGACGCCGAGGTGCTTCGCGAGAGACTCGTTCGTTCCGCCAGCGCGATCAAGCAGCGCGAACTTGAGTGCCTCTTCGACAAACTCATCCTTCCATAGACCAGATCCACGGGGCCGTCCACGCTTGCGCTTCGGCTGATTAGGGTCTGGCTTTGAGATTGGGCCTGGCACATGCGTGCTAACTCCAGGGAGTCGGACTGAATGTGTGGAAGAACATCAGCGAAGCATCGCCGGCGGACATCGTGACGCTCAAGCCGGCGCCTTGCGGAACCGGGCGCGCGGGGATCGTGATAACCCGGCGCCGCTCCGCGAGTTCCTGATCGTATCGCGCACGGGCCACCGGATCACTTAGAATCTCATGCGCTTGGTTCAGTGCCCGCGTAATATCCGCGGCATTCACGGAGCGATTGACGTCGGGATGCCACTTGCGCAGCATTGCCTTCCATGCCGCGTCGATCACCTCGGCGCTGGCGCACTCGGAAACCTCGATCAAGTCGTAGAACGTGCGGGTCATGCGTGATGGAAGATAGCGAAAATGCCGATCAGTAACCCAATGATACCAAGGATCAGCGCAATGTTCGCGCTCGACTGAGACGCCTAGCCGGACATCTCGGCGCGCGACTCGCGAAGCGCCCGGATATCCGAATCGACGGACCTAATGTAGGCCTCATGCTCTGAACGAGTGAACATTTTGGTTGATTGGTCCGCGAGTGCCCCGCGGATTTCGTTCATTGCCGAGAGCCGATGATTGATGGAGGTTTTTTCGAGGTCCCGGATCTCTCGCAGAGCTTCGAGTTTGACCCGCAGAACCTCGAACTTCGCCTCCCAGTATTTGTCGCACTGCGCACAGTCAGGGAGCATCGCGACCTGGCAACTGTCTGACTCCTGGGCGCGCCCGGCCATTTCACTTCTTCCCTAACTCCCTGAAATTCTGCTCTGTCATCTGAATGTGATCTTCGAGTTGCTGTTTGACGCGAGCCTGCTCTGCGATGACGCCATCCAGTTTGGCCTCGTTCCGGCCCTGCGATTGTTCTAGACGCACCTGGCCGCGGCTGAGTTCGGATATCTGGGCGGTCGTGTTGCCATATTGCAACGTCGCCGCCAGTAACACTGTAGCGATCGTGATCCAGTGCCCGGCATCGAGGCTTTTTACCTTCGCGGCAAATTCGCGCATTATTTCTCACCGAGTACTATATGAAATCGACTTGTAATCAACCATACTAGTACTCGATGGCTGATGCGCTGCTGGCCGGCGGATATTGTTGGCTGTTCTTTCTGATGCTGCGCCATCCGCTACACGAAAAATTCGGCGTTTTCATGGCCGCCTGTGCGTACTCTTGCATTTACTCGACCGGCTTCGGCGGGTTCGCGTACTGGCCGGTTCTGCCGACGGTGTCGCGTATCGTCTGGCTGCTGCCGCTGATCGAGGCCGCCTGGCAGGTGCTGCGCGACAAGCGGGCCGGGCGGCTGCTGAGCGTCCACCTGGCGTTACAGGCGCTCTGGACTGTCCTGCACGCGGTGTCTGCCATCGCTTACCCGCTGATCCTCACCACCCGGCCGCGCTGGGATGCCGCACGCTGGGTGTACGTCGCCGGCGCGCTTGCAATCATCTGGCGCTACCAGATTGAGTTTAGGCGCCGGAATCCGGCGGAACGGGCGGAGGAGGCGGAGGAGGCGGAGGATCGCCTGCCGGTTTGACCGGCTCGGGTTCGGGCTCGTGTCCGTGTTTCGGCTCGTGCTTTTCGTGTTCGTGCTTGTGTTCGCTCATGACCAAAGTGCCCTTTCAGGGTTTGAGATTGGCGTATGCCGCATTTCATGCAAAGTCATCATACGACTGATGCGGTCATAACCGCATCCCGTAATCGGGTCCCATACAGGTTGGAACTGGGCGGCGCGAACCACCGTACCCACATGACCTCGGCTCTGTTCGCAAAAGCGAATGGAATTGGACTCGCAAAGCCCAGATGCGGGATGCAGAAAAAGCTGCCCGGTCCATTCGGCCCGACTGTGCGCCACGAATCGCCTGGCGCGATTGCGATTGGTGAAGCCGGAGCCGCTGGCTGGATTTTCGAGCGTGACTTTCCGTGTGAGCGGAGATGTCATGTAGGCGCGGTGGAATCGCCGCAATGCCGGCGGGAACGGATGTTACGCTATCGCCTTGAAATGTAACACGCTTAGCAAGGAGTTGCAAAGCATTTTCGCGGCTTGACATTTCGGAAATGGAGGTCCGAAAGCCACATGTCTTGATCTGTCAGTGACTTACATATTCTCGCATTATTCTCTTGCAAAATTAGCTGCTATATTGTAAGGTATCCCTTATGAGATCAACCAAGAAACTGTACCGTCAAGGCGACGTGCTGTTTCGCGCGATTGCCAAACTGCCGCAAGGCGAACGCCGCAAGCGGGAGAACGCAACCGTGGCGTACGGCGAAGTAACCGGTCACAGCCATGCGCTGGCGGTCGAGGACCGCGAGGCGGCGGAGGTATTCGAAATCGGTGACGGCCTGTTTGTGCACGTTTCTGAATCTGGGGTACGCATCAGCGGCGCCACCTTCGTGCACGAGGAGCACGGACCGGTTACACTGCCGCCCGGCGACTATGAGGTCACAATCCAGCGCGAGTATTCGCCGGCGGAAATACGCAATGTCGCAGACTGACCTGGAACGCTACACCAAAGCCTGTGACTACCCCGGTGTCCTCGATGAGGCCGCGGTCGAGCGGGAGTTGACGAAATATCTTCGCGCGCTCGGCGTGAAGCGAGAGATCCGGCGATTAAGGCCAGGATGGTCCCTTGATACGGAGCCTGCTTTGGCTCGACACATTGATCTGATTTTGGCTGATTTCCAGAAACGGCTCGCCGCCCGCACCGCCCTCGACGCCCACG